AGTTTTGGGAGCAAACCTATTTTCCCGTTAGCAAATGTATTGCCGATTAACCCAGAGGGTGATGATATCGCTGATCATCCAGCAAAACAATACTTGCAACCTACTACGGGTAAGTCATTTGATAACAGTGTTCAAGATAATTCATCCCAGACACCGTTTACTCCACACAATCCACAAAGATCAATGCAGATACGGAATGCTCACATGCAAATGATGAACACTGCGCTACAGGTCAACATTGATGTTTTGGGTACAACTGTTATTGCTGCGGGTGATATCGTTGAATGTAACATACCATTTTCTGGAACATATACTACTACACAAAATGAAGTCTTTGATAGACTATACAAGGGAAGATTCTTGATCAAGGCAATACGTCATGATTTTAATCCTGCTGAAAACCAACACACAATGTCAATGAATTTATGTAAAGACAATTTCTTGGAACCTCTTGAAGCACCAGAAGAAAATTATGAACCAAAATCAAAAAGGTCTAAAGGCACCGTCACGGAAACGTGGGACGACATTGGCTTTTAGGTCATAACATAAGGAGAAGTCCATTTCTAACACCTCTATATCCAAACATCAACAGCGAAAGGAACTTAAAATGGCTAAGACCAAAAACCGTATCAAGAAGATGACATTCCAGACCCAAGAGCGCACGTTAGATTATACACCACTTACAGAGGATGATAAATACATTATAGAGATGGCCGGATATAGAAAACAAGGACTGAACACAGATGAAAAACTTCAACGAACTACAGGAAGGGTTGCAAGACCCCAATATATTTAAAGCATTCTTTCTCGCCGGTGGACCGGGCAGCGGTAAGTCTTTCGTTGTCAGAAAGTCTACCGGCGGTACAGGACTCAAGATAGTCAACTCTGATGATGTCTTTGAGAAGTATCTCAAAGATGCTGGTCTAGAAATGGACATGACAACAAGGAAGGCTGAGCTTCAGCAGGAACCTAGAGACAAACTGTTTAAACAAGCAAAGGTGGTGACGCAAAAAAAGCAGGATAACTATGTTGATGGTCGCCTTGGACTCGTTATAGATGGCACAGGCTCTGACTATGATAGGATTGCAGGACAATCAACCCAGCTTAAAAGACTTGGTTACGACACTCACATGATATATGTCAATACCTCGTTGGACGTTGCACTTGCTCGTAATGCAGAGCGTGAACGTAAGGTACACGCCTCAATTGCAACAAAATCGTGGAAAGATGTTCAGTCCAACCTTGGTAAATTCAGTCAGCACTTTAGGGGCAACCTGATTATTGTTGATAATAACGATGTATTAGAAGATGATGGCACAGTGTTCAATAATGTGTTGAGACAAGTCAGGGGTTTGCTCAAGAAGAAGGTACGAAATCCTACAGCACATCAGTGGGTTCGTATGGAGATGCAGCGCCGCGGTATCACAAAAAAACCAAAATTTCTGTAAATTAGGCTATTGACAAATCCTTCTTCGTGTGGTAATATAAGTTATACACTGAGAAAAGGAAGACGTTATGATGAATTGCAACTGGATATTTCGTGACCTGATGACCAAGAAGCGGGTCATGAGAGAAGCAGGGATTGATGTTACCCCCTTTGACAACGAAAAGAAGGTCAATGAGGCCTTCAAAAAGTCAGGGTTGGTTTTCCCAGTATCAAACAACGGGGGACGGGCATAATGATCCTCACCCTCAAGGGCATCACCAACAAGGGTAAGAACCGTATTCGGGAACATGGCGACAAATGGGAAGTCCTAGACCTACCCCCCGGCGTCATGGATATGACCCCAAAACCCGTGTTTCCCCCCATAAAATCACTGAAAACAGGTGAATGGCGTTGGTTAGATGATGCCAATTTTTCTTGGATTCCGAGTCGATTTTAGTTGACAAAGCCCTTTTCGCCTGGTATACTTAGGTATAATCAGAAATCAAGAGGTTACAAATGGTTGACAGAATTACGATGAACAAGGGTGTTGCTCTTGGATACGGTAATCTAGACGATCTAGAGCTCGTTGGTCGCGCCTTCGGGTACGATATCTACAATGAAGAAGAAACACCCACATATCGTACTGTGTGGGTCTATGACCGCAATGTCACCAAACGAGTTCGTACTCTCTATGGTGACATGGAAACTCGCTACCGCATTGTTGCAAAGGTGGAGTTGTCGAAAGAACGTGGTGCATGGCACGTTGACCTACTCAGCGTCGATAGCCGGTACAAGGGTAATAACCTTGCCATCAAGATTTACAAGTTCCTCATGAGAAAGATGGATATCACACTCAAGGCAGGAACCAGCCAGTCTGCTGGTGGACGGTATGTCTGGAACAAACTTTCCAAAACACCCGGCGTTGTAGTCTATGCCAAGAAGTCGCCCTATTCCAAGGTATTTGACTTCCCCACGGCAGGGAATCGTGAGTTGGTCGGCAAGGTGTTTGACCTGTATGACAGCGATGCAGAAATATTCGCTGTTGCGGGCTAAATTAGCTATTGACAAATCCTATTCCACATGGTAATATAGGATATAAGATGAGAAACAAAGAGAAAGATACGAAATGGCCTATGTGAGTAAAGAAGACAAGAAGACCCTCGCCCCCGCGATCAAGAAGGTTCTTGCCGAGTACGGTGTGAAGGGAACCATCAAGGTTTGCCATCACAGCACTCTGGTTGTGACGCTTCGGAAGGTTCCTGATGGACTCTTCACTGCGAAAGACATTGCGAATGGTGTGAATGTCTACCACATTGATAATTTCTTCGAAGGAACTGCCAAGAAGTTCCTGACCAAGTTGCTTGCTGCCATGAAGGGTGACAAGTGGTACAATAACACTGACAGCAGCATTGACTACTTCGATACTGCTTGGTACAACGATATCAAGATTGGTGAGTGGAACAAACCTGTGGAGATTGTATAATGGATAAGATTGACGCATTAACGAAGAACCTTTTGTATGAGAAGGTTGCGGTGATACACGCAGCCTTTGAGGACGCGCCGACCACGGTTGCGTTTGTAGAGGTTGAGAAGAACTTGACGGTAAATGCCAAGTTAGAGAAGGCGTTTGTGAAGACCAACAGCATCAACGATGGTTGGTGGAACAACGAGGGTGTGACCAAGATGTTTGGTGGTGCCACATGTCGCAGCACGAGCAATGGTGACATGGTTTTAATTGGTAACACTAAATACAAGTGTGAAATGACAGGATGGAGTGAAGTGTGATGAATTGTGCTGAGTGGGAAGTTACTGATCGAGAAGCTGGCTTTGGGTCTGAATATGTCACGGAAATAAATGACATTCAAGTTTTCTGGAATGGTAAGTATGATTTCGAATTTTATGTTAATGGTATAACAGAGGCTGAATTGATGGAACATCGTGGAATAAAGTCGCCAAAGCATGCTTTGAGTGAAGCAAAGATGTTTATTGAAGAATTTGGGCTTGTTGCTGCTTGGGAGGATCAAGATGATTAAAGCATTACTAGTAGTAATGACTATGACAGGATCAGAGTATAACGTAAATATGCCTGATATGAAAACATGCATGGAACAAGCAAGAATTGTTTCATCGCAAGGCGTAGAAGTTGAGGCTCTTTGCATACCTAAAGCAGATGATACTGCGAAGGTCAAGGAGATTTTTTCTCTATTTGGAAACATGATACAGGAGATGCAAACTAATGAATTGGGATCGTCTTATAGCAAATGCAAGAACGGCACTGGACAATTGTACACGAACTAGATCAGAGTGGGGCGTACAGTACTGGTCTAATGTCCTAGCGTATCTACTACGACAGGGACAACGCCTGTCATGATTGTACTCACTGACTCTGCAAGAGACTATCTAAAATCTGTGAGTGACGGAGACTTTGTGTCCCTCGGCGTAAAAGGCGGGGGATGCTCTGGTATGCAGTATGTATGGGACTTCTCCAAGAACTGGCCAGACGTTGATTGGTCAGACCCCATTGACGATGTGCTGGTGGTTGACCCTATGGCAGAGATGTTCGTATTGGGGTCAACGATTGACTATGTGACAGAGCTTGGTGGAAGTTTCCTCAAGATTATCAATCCAACTGCAAGCAGTAGCTGCGGGTGTGGAGAGTCTTTTAACGTATAAACGAGAGATTATGAAGATATTGACAAGTGATGAATACATCAAAGATGACCCTGTAAGACCCACATTATCCTATGCATGGCGTAAGAGTGTGGGTGAAATGTATTATATCGGTGAAGAGGATGACCCTGCCGCTATAGTGTGTGTTGCAATGACAACATATATTCCCAAGGACACAAAAGAAATTGCACTATCTAAAAGGGGGTTGTATGCGATACCCTACACAGTATGGAGTTATAAACCTAAAGCGGGTAGACAGATAATTATGGACCTGAGAGATTGGGCCATATACAATGGTTGGGAACGACTCGTAACCATGTCACCCAACACCAATATGGCGCACAATTTTCATACCAAGAATGGTGCATTTTTGATCAAACAGAATGAGACAACTAGAAATTATGAATACGCACTATGAAGAATAAACATATTGCAGCACATATGAAGTCTGCATTTAACTATGCAGAGTGCAGCACAGCAGAACGACTCAAGGTAGGTTGTGTGATCGTCAGGGATGATCGCATCATATCCATAGGGTATAACGGTATGCCCTCTGGGTGGACCAACGTATGTGAGGATGAGGACTTCGTTACCAAACCAGAAGTTCTACATGCAGAAGAGAATGCAATCACCAAGCTCGCAAGGAGCAATGAGTCAGGTGACGGTGCAACAGCATTTATTACACATGTCCCTTGCCTTTCTTGTGCAAAACTGTTATACTCATCAGGTATAGTAGAGGTATGGTATACACACCCCTATAAGAATACTGAGGGATTGGATTTCCTCAACGAATGTATGATAAAGGTAAACGCATATGATTAATATAACCAAATACTATAAATTTGACCCAAGCACACGCGAATCTGTATTGACTATTCCACCAGAGGATATGTCAGTCATTCTAGAAGAAAACGGTTGGAATGAGAATACACTATTAGATGTGGTGCAAAGACAGAATAGTTTCTATCTCAAAGAGAAAGAGTGACATATGCAAACGATTGAACGAACAACCCTATCAGAGCTGGTGGGTAATGAGCAGTATGCACGAAAGGTGCTTCCCTTTATACGAGGGGAGTACTTTGCTGACCGTACTGAGCGCATCGTATTTGAAGAGATACAGAAGTTTGTAGAGAAATACAATGCACTACCTACCAAGTCAACTCTGGAGATAGAGATTGACTCACGCCGTGATCTGAACGAGGATGACATTCGGCGTGTATTAACGGTGGTGAAGGAACTAGAAAACGACAAAGATGTCAACTATGATTGGTTAGTAGAAACCACAGAGAAATTTTGTAAGGATAAGGCGGTATATAATGCGATTGTTGAAGGTATACAAATCATTGATGGAAAAGATAAAGAGAGAGGCCCAGACGCTATTCCAAGCATTCTCACTGATGCCCTTGCTGTGGGTTTCGATAATAGCGTTGGCCATGATTACCTGTTGGATGCAGATGCCCGATTTGACTACTACCATACGATAGAGGAGAAGATTCCGTTTGATCTGGAATTCTTCAATCGTATCACCAAGGGTGGATTACCACCCAAGACACTGAACATCGCACTTGCGGGTACAGGTGTGGGTAAATCCCTGTTCATGTGTCATATGGCAGCAAACTGTATGAATCAGGGTAAGAACGTCCTTTATATCACCTTAGAGATGGCTGAGGAACGCATCGCTGAACGCATTGATGCAAACCTCATGAACGTGTCTATGGAAGATTTGCATGACCTACCCAAGACGATGTATGACAGCAAGATCGAAAAGATCATTCGGGAGACGAATGGACAACTGGTAATCAAGGAATATCCGACTGCATCCGCTCATTCCGCGCACTTTCGCGGACTGATCAAGGAACTGGCAATCAAGAAGAGTTTCAAGCCAGATATCATCTTCATTGACTATCTGAATATCTGCTCATCATCACGGTTTAAGGGACAAGCAAATGTCAATTCGTACATGTATATCAAATCGATTGCAGAAGAACTACGAGGACTTGCAGTCGAGACGAATGTACCAATCATGTCTGCAACACAGACGACTCGCTCTGGGTTCTCGAATTCCGATGTGGGTCTTGAAGATACCAGTGAGAGTTTTGGACTACCGGCTACTGCTGATCTCATGTTTGCACTCATTAGTAACGAAGAACTAGAGGCAGCAAACCAGATTGCGGTGAAACAGTTGAAGAACCGATACAATGACCCAACCATGAACAAGCGCTTTGTGGTGGGTATTGACCGTGCAAAGATGCGACTGATGGACCTAGATGAGAGTCAACAGAATGGACTTGCAGACAGTAATCAGACAGAGGAGAAGGACGATTTCGAGTCACCCACATTTGACAAGACAGAGTTCGGTGAAGGATGGCAAGTATGACTGCATTATGGTATAAATGGTATATACACCTGAGAGAAGAGGGTGGTTACAGTATAGGCACTGCACTTGTTGCTGGATGGTGGAATGCAAGTGTAAACGAACAATACTGGACAGAAGGTCCAAAGAAATGGGTTGACAATAGGCCAGAGAGGTACTACAGGGGATGAAAATCATTGACGACTATCTGGAACAGGACCATATGGATGCACTGAATAACCTTCATATTGAGTATGCGAAAGTACATTGGGTGGGTGCTGCATCGAACCCCGACACCAATGCACTGACAAAGATGGTGCATTCAACGTATAACTATGTAAAAGAACCCGCATTGGGCGCTACAGCGTGGTATAACGTGCGCCCAGTAGACCCTGTGTGGCATAACGACATTCTATCCTATTGTGACGAATATCCCACAAATTCACTCCCTGAGAGTACATTCATCTATTATATGAGGTCACCAGACAGTGGCGGTCACCTTGAGATAGGTGGTCCAGGCCCTGTATCAGATTGGAAATGCACCACAACATTCGAACCAATACCCAATCGACTGATATACTTTGATGCAACATTGACGCATAGAGTGCAACCATATGAGGGTAATAGAGTATCAATAGGCATAGTATGGTGGAAGATTACACCAGATAGATATGAAGAGCAGAAAATAGACGAATATAACGTACTGGAAAGGGTATGGAAATGAACAGAGTTGAACCAAACACATATTCATTTGTGACAAAAGACGGATACGAACACATGGCTATCATGATGGAAGATGGTAAGTACAAGGGTGTTGCATGGGGTTATACTAAAATCAATCTACCACAAACAGACGATGGGCGTGCAGTTCTATCCTTTGAGTTCGAAATCTTGGAAAATGCAGGGCTTGCATTTGAGGACATCGATGAGGAAGAGTTCATGAACCTCATGGGTGATATACTCGCTGATCAGATAGATGAACAGTTAGAGACAGGCAGAGTACATTTTGCTACGACAGATGAATAGGACTGCAAAAGAAATAAAGGAAGACTCACCCTGCATTGGTACATGCACTCTGAATGAGGATAATGTATGCATAGGTTGTGGTAGGCACATAGATGAGATAATAGAGGCAGGAACTATCGATCCCATGCCTTGATCGCGGTGAAGTTGTTGTATGAGAACTCCATACGATCAACCAGCTTGACAGCACCACCAGATACACGATCTATCGCAACATAACCTTCGGGGTTGGTCACCTTGAACCCGTTACCAGTGCGTATGAAGGTGCCGATACTTCTCACGCGGTCCAGTTTCTTAACAATTTGCATCTTTGCGTCCACCAATAGGTTCTGAAAGGTGATGATCTGAGTGAGGTTGCGTGTGTGCTTTTTGACTTCACGCACATAT